GGTGAGAGCGGAAGATTTGACGGATGAACAGGTCCGGGCATTAAGACTTGCCGATAATTCTGTTGCTGATTCCGAATGGAATATCGATCTTCTTGTATCCGAGATCAAAGATATCGATATCAATATCGATGATTTTGGTCTTGATAAGATTCTTCCGGATGATTGGGATGCCGAGGATAAGGATGAAGAGGAAGAAGATGATGAGGACGATGGCCTGGATGATTTCGATGAAAGACCGGCAGCGGTCCAGCATAACGTGTTTGAGAACCAGGAACGCAGACAGTTCGCACAAGATAATTACTATGGCATTCCCACAATGTTCTCTACACAGACAACGGGATCGCAGATGTTACGTTTTATGGACTGGAATGAGGTCGATGATCCGGAGAATTATATCGCTCATTTTTACTATGACGATTTCAAGTTTATCCAGGCATGGAGAAACCCAGATAAGTACATCGACAAGTTAAAGAAATTCAAGGCGGTTGTATCACCTGATTTCAGCCTTTACACCGATTTCCCAAGGGCATTGCAGATCTTGTCTTGCTATCGTAGGCAGTGGGTAGGTGCTTATTGGCAGAGTTTAGGGCTTGATGTTATCCCTGATGTAGTGTGGGGTGACAAGGAGAGTTTCGATTATTGCTTTTTGGGAATACCGGAAGGCGGAACGGTTGCAGTTAGCACGGTTGGAGTCACAAACAATGCAGACTGGAACGGCAAGTTCGGTGAGATGTTCCGTGACGGATATAACGAGATGATGAAAAGGTTAAGCCCAAGCACGATCCTATTTTATGGGGATGAAATAGAAGGTCTTGATGGAAACATTATCGTGTGTCCGTCATATTACAAACAGAAACGTGAGCAGCTGAATAAGCAGAAAGGAGTTAAAGATGGGCAGAGGTTCAAGTAAAGCCGGGGTTGGTAAGTTCGGTGGAGGAATGTCAGGCGGCGATACATCGGCAACAGTTAGGAGTTCACATCCACTCTCTGATGAGATCGGTAAGGGCGGTGGCTCATTCGCTAACGAGATTATGAATACAAGAGATGCTTTTGAGCGAGAGTTCGGATCGGCAGCTAAAGGCATAAATCTGTCTGTGGCTACTTTTAACGATAATACTACTCTTGGTGCGTATGGCGGCGATACTTTGTATATGGCTGAAAGATACGTTAAAAATGCTAATCTCACCGATGCTATGAAAGCCGGTGCCGCAAGTGGTTTCCATCCCGGAATCGGCAACAGAACGGGTGCGGAAGCAGTCGCATCTCACGAGATCGGACATCGCCTTGGTGAAGTTGCCGCTCAAAAGGCAGGTATCAGCCAACAGGATATTGTCGCAAGAGCAGCTTCTAAAATCGGTATCAAAACTGAAAATATGGCCGGTTTTATCAGCAAATACGCAAGAAGTAACTATGGTGAAACTATCGCAGAGGCAAGTGCTGATGTGTATTGCAATGGTTCAAAGGCATCAAAGGCAAGTCAGGCTATTGTCGCTGAACTTAAATCAATTCTTAAGTAAAGGAGTGTGAATATTATGGCAGGTAAAACATTACCATCATCATCCGGGTATTTTAACAAGGAAATGTTATCGATTCTTAAAAAAGGCGAAACCAAGAAAACACCGGCAAAGAAGAAAACAACAAGCAAGCAGAGTTCAAAGAAGAGGTGATCTTATGGGAAGAAAACCTACAGGAAATCCTAATGGCAGACCGAGAAAGGTTATTAATCAAAAGCAATTTGAGGGTCTTTGCCACATCCAATGCACTATTGAAGAGGTCTGCGCCGTGCTTGATGTGGATGAGGCTACTCTTGAAAAATGGTGTAAAGAAGTCTATGGCATGACTTTTTCAAAGGTTTTCAAACAAAAAAGAGATATGGGCAAAATGAGCCTACGGAGACACGGTTTTGAAATGGCTAAAACCAATCCGTCCGTTCATATTTTCTATGCAAAGAACTTCCTGGGAATGACAGATAAGGTTGAACAGACGGTTGTTGAAGTTGAGGATTTATCATCATTAGCGGAAATGCTGCGAGATGATGCCGCAAGCAATTTGCCTAATATTTCAGATTCCAATGATGAAAAAGGTCAACTGCCAGGTGACCTTGAGGAATAATTATGGGGCGTGGCATATCAAAGGTCGGTGGAGGTGGAGCGGTGGTAAAAACATTCGCTCTATTCCACGGATCTCCACAAACGGATATTGATGAATTTGACATAACCAAAGCTGGGAAGAATACTCTGTCCGGTGAACATTTTTTGTTCTTTACGGATTCCAGAGATGCAGCCGATGAATTCAGCTATGAACGTTTACCCGGAAGTTTGCTTTTCGATAAGCGAGGCAAGAAAGGCAGAATCTATGAGGTTGATGTTTCTATGTCAAATCCACTGGATTTCACTAACTTGTCTAAACAAGATGTGAAAAATGTCCTTAAGATGAGCGATGGCGAATTGACCGAAAGTATGATTGATAAATTCAGCAAAGGCAATAATCAGCTTTTGAAATCTTACATTGACCTTAATCAAATATCCAATTTTGGCTATGATGGCTTTATTGCAAAGATGAACAGTAAAGGTGATAAAGAATATGCTGTTTTGGATAGTAAGAAAGTCAAGATTAAGAAATGAGGTTAATCTATGCCTACTGCAAAAAGACAGACGATTGAGTGGAAACCATTCTCACAGAAACATAAGACTTATATCAAAAATGCGATGCATAACAAGATGAGCGTGGCCGAGGGTGCTATCCGTAGTGGTAAAACCATCGACCATTGTATCATCGCTGCTATGTATCTTGAGGAATGCCCGGACAAGATCCATCTTGCGAGTGGGTCCACGCTTGGTAATGCTAAACTGAATATCGGTGTTTGTAATGGCTTTGGTCTTGAAAACCTATTCCGTGGGCGTTGTAAGTGGGGTAAGTACAAAGACAACGAAGCCTTGTTTTTATATACGCAAACCGGTGAAAAAGTGGTTATATTCGTAGGTGGTGGAAAAGCCGATGCCTATAAGCGTATCCTTGGTAACTCTTACGGCTTATGGATTGCAACAGAGATAAACGAACACTTTGATTCTGACGATTCCAGGACCTCTTTTATCAAGGTTGCCTTTGGACGTCAAGTAGCGGCTATCCGACCGATGGTCTTGTGGGATCTAAACCCTTGCAATCCATCACACGGCATTTATAAGCAATACATTGATCTTTATAAAGACACTTATGTTGGTGGCTATCAGTATCAGCATTTTACGATCCACGATAATCTGTCTATATCCGAAGAACGCAAAAGGGAGATAGAAAGCCAGTATGTTCCCGGCTCTATTTGGTATAGGCGAGATATCCTGGGCGAACGATGCATTGCAGAGGGTCTTTGCTATCCTATGTGGGAAGATGCGTTTGGAGAACCACCGGAGGGGTCAAAACCGAGCGAATATTGCATATCTATTGACTATGGTACTATGAATGCATTTGCAGCCCTTTTATGGGAGAAACATGGTGCTATATGGTATGCCACAAGGGAATATTACTATAGCGGCCGTACCGAGCAAAAGCAGAAAACCGATGAGGATTATGGCAAGGACATCGATGTGTGGTGTGGAGATATCGAGAGTGAAGGAAAACTTGCAACGATTATCGATCCATCAGCTGCAAGTTTCATTGCGTTATTGCGGAAACGAGAGGAAAGGTATAAAGTAATACCGGCAGATAATGATGTTGCCGATGGTATCCGAGAAACCGCAAATGCTCTTGAGAATGGATATATCAAGATCAGCCCAAAGCTCAAATGCTGGAAAGAAGAAGCAAGTGGTTATTGCTGGGATAAAGATGCGGTTGATGATAGACCTGTTAAAGAGAACGATCATTTGATGGATTCCATGAGATATTTTGTCAAGACAAAGCGTATTATCAAGCGTATCTTGACCGCAAAACGTGAACAGAGCACACATTCACTTTTCTTACGATAGGGAGGTAATAAATGAGGACTTATGAAGATTTACAAAAGGTTGCCGATTCCGAGGATTCTAAAAGGATCGCCTTTGTGGAGAATGCCATTTTTGAGTATAAATCCACAGAGATGTATAAGAATGCCGTAATCGCTTATGACTATTTCAGGCGAAGGAATACGACCATTACAGAGTTTCAAAAGCTCTTATACACAATAACTGGCGAAGCGGTCCCGGACAATTTTTCATCCAACTACAAGTTCTGCAATGCCTTTTTCCAGATCTTTGTTGAGCAGGAAAACAGTTACCTTTTAGGCAATGGTGTTACGTTCCAGAATGAAAGCACCAAGGAAAAATTTGGCGGTGACAGATTCGACAACAAATTGATGGCGTTAGGCGAGTATGCGTTATGGGGTGCGGTGGCATATGGATTTTTCAATCTTGACCACATCGACACATTCAAAGCGACCGAATTTGTGCCTTTGTTTGGCGAGGAAGATGGTGCACTCCACGCAGGCATTAGGTGGTGGCAGATAGACGATACCAAGCCACTCCGAGCAACCTTATATGAAGAGGACGGCTACACGGATTATATTTGGAGATTAAACGAGGATAACGAAGTCAAAAGTGGCGAGATATTACATCCCAAGAGAGCATATGTTCAGGTGGTGGCCACAAGCAAAGCTGATGGTGATGAGATCCTTGAAGGTAAGAACTATCCGGGATTCCCCATTGTGCCGTTGTATTGCAATTTGACCAAGCAGAGTGAGCTTGTGGGCTTGCGTGAGAAGATAGACGGATATGACCTTATTCAGAGTGGGTTGTGCAATACTATCGATGAGGCATCCATTGTTTACTGGACTATTCAGAATGCCGGGGGCATGGATGATATCGATCTTGCAAAGTTTATCGAGCGAATGAAAACCGTTAAAGCAGCGGTGGTAGACGATCAGGGGGCGCGGGCAGAGAGCCACACAATCAATGTACCCTACCAGGCAACACAAGCTGCTCTTGCTGATTTAAGAGATTCGCTTTATCGTGATGCGATGGCTCTTGATACCGATAAGATTTCCGCTGGTAACATAACCGCCACAGCCATAAATGCAGCTTATCAGAACCTGGATCTGAAATGCGACCGATACGAAATGTGCGTTTCTGATTTTATCGAAGCCCTTTTGAAGCTTGTTGGTGTTGAGGATTCACCGACATTCAAGCGTACAAAGGTAACAAATATGCTCGAAGAAACACAGATGATCTTGCAGGCGGCTCAATTCCTTGATGATGAAACTTTGCTCAAGCACTTGCCATTCTTATCACCGGATGAGATCAAAGATGTATTGGAACGCAAGAAACAACAAGAGATGGAGCGATTCCAACAAGCAATGGCTTTACAAGGTCAAGGCGAGGCAGGAGGTGAGGAAAATGGACCCACAGGAAATAGTGGAGCAACTGGAACTACTGAAAGCTGAAATCGAGTGGAATTTATCGATAGAATATCAACCGGTATTAGATGAGGCGATAGCCTATATAGAGGAGCATGAAAATGCCTGATAGTGCAAGAATCCAAACAGATAAAGAATTAGCTGAAATGGTGGCTCATTTGCATAAGACCTATACCGATGCCCAGGCAGAATTAACGGCAAAGTGGAATAAATACATGGAACGAGGGCAGACACGGCTAAACAATCTATATGCCGATTATGTGTCGGCCCCGGCAGATAAAAAAGCAGAGGCATTGTTAAGATATCAGAATGCCGTTCAAAGTTACACGTTAAGAAACGAATGGTATCAGAGCATGGTAACAGAAACGGCTTATCGGATAGCTCATGTAAATGAGATTGCAATTGCGTATATCAATGGCAAAATGCCTATGATATATGCAACGAATTTCAATTACATAGATCCTGAATTAACGAAGATCGGTATAAGCTGGACTATCCGTGATGAACACATGATAAGAAATCTGTTCATGGATTCCATCCCACAAAAGAAACTTGATATGACAAAGGATATGGCATGGAATACACGGCAGATAAATTCAAGCGTATTGCAAGGCATTCTGCAAGGTGAAAGCATACCCAAGATAGCAAAGAGATTGTTGCCAATTGTAGATAACAACGAGGCATCGTCAGTACGCACGGCACGGACAATGGTAACGGGGGCCGAGAACAGAGGGCGACAGGATCGCTATGAAGAGTATGAATCCCAGGGTGTTGAAATGATGAAAGTATGGATTGCTACACCGGATGGGCGTACCCGTGACTGGCACATATCCATGGATGGTCAAGAAGTGCCGGTTAATGATGTCTTTATCGATGGACACGGCAACGAGCTGGAGTATCCGGGAGATGATGGGGCAGAGCCTGAAACGGTGTATAATTGTTTTGTGGCCAATACAACCGTAGCAACAAATTCAGATGTGATACGATCATATCGGCATGAATATGAGGGAGATTTATTCACTATCAAAACTGCCGGTGGCATAGATTTCACCTGTACTCCTAATCACCCAATACTTACTTTGCGTGGGTGGATTGCTGCGAATGCTTTGCACAAGGGAGATCACATTCTTGTAACATTCGGGTTCAACAATAGGATTTTTAGATTTAATCCATACATAAAGCATATTTTTTCCACTTTTGACACAATTCATAAGTTTTTTGATGAAAGCGTTACTGAGAGGGCTTGCCACTTGAATGTGGATTTCCACGGCGATAGGCCCACATCCGATGTCGAGATTGTAACTCAAAAACGGTTCTTGAGGGATAATGGGAATCCCAGCAGCAATAAAGGCATTGATGAAATCCTGCTCAAATCTTCCAATGTGCCGTTTCCCGGCAAGTGCACGTTTGTGGAGCATTTCAGGAGTATTTGGTTTTCCTCGCTTTGCCATATTGGCGGCCGATGCCAGTCTTTTGCGTTCTTCTTGAGAAGTCTGGCTCATGCGAAGATACATAGAATCAGACCGATTGCGTGGGGTAATTCCGGCAGATTTAAGCCGATTTACAATAACACTTCTGGATACTCCGAAATCTTGAGCGAGTGCCTTAACGGATTTTCCGGTATGGTATGCGCTGATAAGATTATCGATGTCGATGTCAAGTTTTCTCATTGTGATGTTTTTAACCTCCAATCTGAAAATGGCTATTATTACGTTGATTCAAGTATACCACAAAAACATAAAAAGAATAACGGCATTATGGCTATTGTTCAGAATTGCCGATGTTCGATGCGGTCCCACCTAATCGGCATACGTGGGGCAGATGGAAAACTCACAAAGTTCAACACAAGCGATCATTCCGGTTCGCTGCATGAGAAGCAGATGGAAGCGGAAAAGAGAAGGAGGGAAGAGGATGGCTGATTTTAACTGGACATTCAATGATTATTTCCCTGATGTTGAAAAGATAGTAAAAGAAAAGAGTTCGCTTGCCTTATCCTTGATGGGCGATACTGTAGAGGGATATGCAAAAGAGGATTGCCCGGTCGATACCGGATTGTTAAGGAATTCCATCACACACACAACGGGCGGTGGACAGGTAAAGACCACATCCTATAGTGCGAATAAACCGAATGCCCAGGGGATAACAGAAAGTGGATCTTATCCGGCAACAATTCCAGGGGATAGCAATACAGAATACATTGGCACCAATGTGGAATATGCACCGATCAATGAGTTTGGCGATTCACTCCACCACAATGTAGGCAAGGCACATTTTTTGAGAGATGCAGCTCAAAATCATCTTGATGAGATCCGAGATATTGCAAAAAAAGTTTTAGCAGAAATTTGATTTCTCAAATTTCTGCTTTATTTTTTATTTATACGCAGTTTATAAAGTGTTTTAACTTATAAAATTTTTATAAAAATTATGTAACGAAACTGTTACGAAAAATCCATGTCAATATTTTTCTTAATCGTTTTTTATACTTTTTTTAGAAAGTTTATACTTTTTTAATGTATCTATATGTCAATATTTTTTTTGATTTGCTATATATATTATATATATTATATATATATTTATACTTTTTTTTATGTAGTGATGTAGCATAAATAGGTAAAATAAAAAAGTATATAGAAAAATATATATGTAGAAAAGAATTTTATTTTGGGGGTTTATGCTACATCGAAGAAAAAAAGATTAAAATTGACATCGGTGGTGGATTGTGGTATGTTTGCTTGTGGAAGGGCAGAGGAATGCCCTTAAAAAACTAAAATTCTAATCCCAAGGCACTGGGACCGAAGAAAAGGAGAATAGATATGGCACTTTCCAGAAAGTTTTTAGCAGCTATGGATATCCCGGCAGAGAAGATCGAGGAGATCATTAACGCACATACTGAAACCGTTGAAGCGTTAAAGGAAGAACGTGATGGTTTTAAGAGGGATGCGGAAAAGTTGCAGGCAACTGAAAAAGAGTTGACCAAGGCAAACGAAGAACTTGAAAAATTCAAATCCGGGGATTGGGAAACCAAGTATAATACCATCAAAGGTGAGTATGATACTTTCAAGAAGGATACCGAGACAAAAGCCGCAAAGTCTGCCAAAGAGGCTGCCTACAAGCAGTTACTCATTGATGCGGGTGTATCGGATAAGCGAATCGCATCCATCCTCAAGGTATCGGATGTGGATGCTGTAGAGCTTGATAAAGATGGCAAGATCAAAGATGCCGAAAAGCTCACAGAGAGTGTCAAGACCGAATGGGCTGATTTCATCCAGACCAAGCACGAAGAGGGTGCTGGCACAAGCACACCTCCCGGGAATGATGGCAAGGGTGGAGAGCCGCAGAGCAGAGCGCAGCAGTTAGTTGCGCAGTATCAGAAAGAACATTATGGTTCAAAGGAGGAATAATTATGTCGTTTATCGGTGCGATCAGTAAAGGTAAAACATACGCTCCCGGATATTTCCTTGCACATAATGACGAAGGAATAACCAGGGAGACAAGAGAAGTGGCACAGGATAGCCCTCTTGTTGTTACGGATGAGAGAAACACAAAGCACGTTCCAATGGGCACGGCTTATCCCAGCAACGATGGCAACGCAATTGGCATTCTCTATGAGGATGTGGATGTTACAAATGGTAATATGCCCGGATCTGTTGTTACGGCAGGTGCGGAAGTTTATGAGGATCGTCTGGCTATTACCGGCGCACAGTATGATGCCGTAACACTTAAAAATCTTGTAAGTCCTAAAGATCAGGGATGGCAGGAAAGAAGTGGCGAAGTTGGATCTTATGTTTACACAGATTCCACAGATGAAACTGTAAATACATCCAAGACCTACTATCTTCCCGATGAAGATCATACAGCGGTTGCTGATTATGCAGCTGTTCTTAATCCCGTTGAAGAGGGTTGGTATGAGAGTGATGGTGGCACAGGCTATGTACTGTCTACTGATACAGTAGGTGATAAGACCAAGACTTACTATGAAAAGTCATATATTCGTCTTGCATCCGCTGCTAAATCGGCTCTTGAGGCTCTTGGATTCAGATTCATTGCAACGGCTCCGGCTGTTACAAGACCTTACTAATGGGAGGTAGATCACATGAAGTGGGAAGATAATATTTACGGAAAAGTAACAAAGAAAGACTGGCTCGATGTTGGTGCCCAGGTGCCTACAAGGCAGAATGATCCCATTGATGGCCTTTTCGGTGATAAAAAGACCGATAACCTTGTGGCTGAATGGGAGTCCATCGCCAATGAATACGGTATCCCCGTAATGGCACAGTTCCACGGTTTCGATACCGAGGCGCAGAAAACATTCAGAGTGCCGATCGATACTCATAACATTGAGAAGGGTCTTATCAAGGTTAAGATTAACCAGTCTGAAAGACTCCGTGCACTGACCCGTGCAGGTGTTCAGGGTGATGAAAAGCTCTATGACTACGTTCTTAACGATGGTATCAGACTCGCAGATCAGGTTATTACCAGAACAAAGGTAGCAAAGAATGAGCTGCTTGCAACCGGTAAAGTTACCATCAAGGAAAACAACCTGAATCTTACAGTTGATTACGGTGTAGCCGCAGATCAGACTGCATTCTCTCTTGATCTTACCCAGGATGCTGACGTTGCAAGTCAGATCCAGGCGATCGTTGACAAGGCTCTTGATAAGGGTGTTATCATCAATGGTATGGTTACATCCAAGCAGAATCTCACCAAGATGAGGAACAACAAGTTCTTACAGACTGCAATTAATGGTAATGTAGGTGCCGGTGCGCTCCTTTCCAAGAGTGCGCTTGAAACATTCCTTTCGGATGAGTTCGGAATCAATACCGTTATCACCAACGATCTGAATTATGGTGAGAGTGCGGAAATCGGTGCTGATGATAGACCGGT